CATGTAAGCAGCAGTGGAAGTGAACACGGCGGTGGCGGTGGAAGTTTTTAACATTATCAGGAAAGTCAGCCGCTTTTATTGTGCAGAGTGATAAGTGTGGGGGGACTTGATTACAGCAACGGGATGTTTTTATTATAAAAAGCTACTGTATAGGAGATATAACGGATGAAACATTTTACAGGATATGAACTGTTGTGGCTGTTCTTTGTATATTCATTTTTGGGAGGCTGGATTAGTGAAAAATATTTTTCCATAATAATACCACCAGTGACAGTTACTATGCCAACAGAGCAAATCGAGTATCTCTCTGATGTAGCCGTTTCGAAATCAATGGCTACATAATCTAACCCAGGTGTGTTCATTACAAATATGTTCTTATTATGCGTTGAAATGCTGTTAATAACATTGATAATTGCCCTAATTCTTCATCAGAACATTTTTCGATATCTCTTCTATGTATAAGATATTCATTGAATTTACGAAATTCAGGATGGGAGCATTCACTTTGTAGCCCATTAATAGGAGTTGGATGTAAGCATAAATACTTTGTAGCTTCATCTTCTCCTAGTTTTTTTATCATGTTTTCAATTGTAACTTTCCATGATGAAACGGAGTTGAAATATAATTGTTCCAGTTTTGATATTCTTTTGAATTCTTTTTTTAGTAGAGTTTCAATTTTTTTTAGAGAAGGATTTGGCTTAATCAATAGCTCATATTCAATTTCCTTTTTAATATCTCCTTTCCATGGCTTTTCATTTTCGGATAGAAACCGATATGTTAAGGAATAAGAGTATATAGTGATTTGGTCTTGCTCCATGATTTAAAATTTTTTCATGCATCCGATTACTTTGAAAATTTTTTGAATTTGCGAGATTGGAATTTCTTGCTCTTGGTATTCCCGATTTATAGGAATAAGGCGGAATGTTTCTTTATTACTCCCTTTTTCAAGTCTTTTAATTGTTCGAAATTCATTTGTAATAATTCCGTATATCTCGCCCATGAGTAAAAATTCTCGCCAGTTGTTTATTTCTCTTATTGCGATAATGTCTCCATGATTAATCTCAGGTTCCATGGAATGTCCTGTGATATTACACCAAAGTACATCTTTCCCGTTATATGGTTTGTAATCGATATAATAACTAGGTATTGTTGTTTGATCATTAAAAATTAAGTCAAATCCAGCTAAAAAATCAACATTATAATACGGTGCTCCTATATGTTTAATCTCAGAATTATCTTTGAGCATATTCCCTTCGCCAGTAAGAAGCCATCCTGTATTTAGTTCAGAGAATTTATGAGCAATTTTTTGAATTTTGTCTGGCTGGATTGAAACTCTGATATTTGCAACATATCCGGTACTTAATCCGCAGGTTTTTTCAAATTTATGAGTTGATAATTCTTTGAATTTGATAAATTTTAGTAGTCTTTCTTTTACTGTCGTTTCCATGTTTATAAATATTATCTATGAGATATTCTCATAATATATTTTGAAATTAATAGCAATGCTAATATATTTGTACTGTAATTCTATAACAAGTTTGCAAACCGAGTTATAAAAATAGTTCAATTTTCAAAAGTAGATAAAAATATGGTAAATACAATTACACGAGAGAAAAAAACGTTGCGGGAAAAGTTGTTGGAGATGATGCCATTGGAACCCGTGGTGATAAAGCGAGCGTACTACACCCCTACTTTCGTTCGCAGGGTTGTGAAAGAACTGAACCTATCCGGTTACTCGTACGAGGCAACGGAGAAAGATATGGTAGACGGGATCAAGGTGGAACGAATAAAATGATGGTTATGCCACGAGCAAAAAAAGTAATGGAAATAGCTCGCGTCGAGAAAAAATGGTTGTCGAGCAGCGAGACGAAAAGATACCTTGATTGTTCTGATAATTACCTGCAAAAATTACGAGAGGAGGCTCAGGTGAGTTTTTCCCGTTACGGGGGAAAGTTCTGGTACGAGTTGAGCAGTATTGACAGGTTTATTCAAAAACATAGAGTGGTATGAAAAAGAAAAATAGTAACGTGAAACGAGGTTTGCAAGAGGAAATGTTGCGTCAAAAGTATTATAATGAAAAACCGATTAAAGGGTACAATCACCTAACTGGAACTTTGGATGCCAAGATAATGCCAGGTTCTCAAGGGTTGCATGAATATAACGTGAACCCGGAGGTTCGTTCTTTATGCGAGAGTGAATATTAAAAATCAAGCAAATTAACATGAGTAAAGACGCATATTATTTCACGCATGACAGTAACGCCAAGGATGACCCGAAATGCGCCCTGTTGATCGATCAACTGGGGATGGAGGGGTACGGCATTTACTGGATGCTAATAGAGGTGTTGAGAGACCAACCGGATTATAAATACCCGTTGGCATTATTACCCTCTTTGGCGAGGAAATATAACACCACCCCTCAAAAAATCGAGGCAGTAATCAGGGGGTACCAATTATTTGTTATCGAGGGTGGGGTCGTGTTCCTTAGCGAGAGCTTGGTAAGGAGAATGAACGATTGGGGTGAAAAGAAGTTAAAGCGTTCATTGGCAGGTAAAAAGGGGAATGAAGTGAGGTGGGGAAATCGCAATCTTATCGCAATGCGATCGCAGTCGGATCGCACCACAATCGCTATAAAAGAAGATAATATAATATATAATAAGAAAATAATAAAAGAAAAATTCCCTCGATCCCCTAAAGGGGAGGTCGATCTAGTTTCTTTGAAAGATCAATTTGAAATATTCAGGAAGCGTTACCCCGGCACGAAAAGGGGGCTTGACACGGAATTTAACGAGTTCGTGAAGAAATACGGCGGTCACGTGACGGAGATAGTCCCGTTGTTACTCCCCGCCTTGGAAAACTTGACGAGATGGAGGGAGCAGGCGGCCAAGCGTGGCGAGTTCGTTCCCTCGTTCGCCAACTTGAAAACGTGGATCAACCAGCGCAGGTGGGAAACTGAATACCCGGTAGAATCTTTAAACACGAAAAGCGATGAATACAAGACAAGCGTTAAACTCGATTGAGGAACAAGTATTACCACGGGCGGTGGAGCTGGAGAAGGCGATACTGGGGGCGATCATGGTGGAACCTGATGCCTTGACCCGAGTATCTTCCATCTTGAATCCCGATTGTTTTTACGAGCCTGTGAACCGGGAGATTTACAACGAGATCGCGCGGTTGTACTCCGCGAGCAGGCCTGTCGATTTACTCACGGTAGCGGAGGGCATGATCGGGAACGAGGTGTTGAGCCATAACGGGGGAGTGCATTACCTAGCCGGGCTGACGAACCTCGTGGCGGGAGTCGCTAACATCGTGGAGCACGCCCGGATCGTGAAACAGCGTTACCTGGCGAGAGAGGTGATAATGGCTTGCGAGAGGTTGAAGCAGGTGGCACGAGACACGACGATAGACGTGGCGGAGGTCGTGGACAGGTTCAACGGGGAGCTAGACCGGGTGAACGCCATCGTGGCTGGAGAGGGAGGGATGAAACACGTTGGCACGATCGTGGCGGGAGCTTTACGGGCCTACGAGACCCGGCAGGAAAACAGGAAGAAAGGAATATTCACGGGAATCCCGTCCGGTTTCGTGGAGCTTGACGAGTTGACTAACGGGTGGCAAGGAGGCCAGTTTATCGTGATCGGGGCTCGTCCGGCGATGGGGAAGACCGCCGTGGCGTTGCAGATGTTGAAAACGGCGGCGAAACACGGGGTCCCGGCTTGCATGTACTCCCTGGAGATGTCAGACGTTTCCCTCGCTAACAGGTTATTGTTATCGGAATGTGATATTTCCGTCGAGCGATTCCGGAGCGGGGAGTTAAGCGAGGACGAGGTATCGAGAATACACCGGGCGGCCGGGGTTATAGAGAAGTTACCCGTTTATATCGACGACAAGCCGTCGGTGACGATAAACTACATCCGTAACCACGCCCGCTTGATGCACAAGCGGGGGAAATGCGGCTTGATCGTGGTGGATTACTTGCAGCTCACGGGGAGCCAGGTTGATAATACCCGGAACCGTGAACAGGAAGTTTCTAACATCAGCCGCGCCGCGAAGATTATCGCCAAGGAGCTAAACGTTCCTTTCATCATGCTGTCGCAATTGAACCGGGAGGCGGAAAAGAGGGTGGACAAGAAGCCCATGCTCGCCGATCTCCGGGAATCGGGTTCGATAGAGCAAGACGCGGATATCATTTGCCTCTTGTACAGGCCGGAATATTACAAGATAAACGAGATCGAGTACGATAACAAGTCTATACCGTCGGGTGGGATCGGGGTGTTGATCGTGGCGAAACAGAGGGACGGGAAGACGGGATACGTGTTCTTCCGGCATAACAAGGCGATGACGAGATTCTACCCGTTCCGGGACGAGCAAAGACCATTTTAAACCTTAACGAGTGGTTCTGGAGTGAGTTTTGGAACATGGATGATAAAAGTATCAACGAAAAATAAACGGGCCTTAAAACGGCTAAAAGCGATTAAATTCAGGATAATGATAAAAAATAGAAATAAAATAGGGTTGCCTTTCGAGGTCGTGATCGACGGGAAGAAAACGCTCGTCGTGGCGAAAAAAGTGGGATCGGTTTTCTTTTCCCCTTGTGATTCTTGTGACCTGCGAGATCTGGTAAAAACGAGAAACGGGAAAACGACACCCCGTAATTGTCACAGGTTTGTCCCGTCTTGTTTCGCTTGCCAGAGAGTTGATAATACCAGTGTTATTTACAAGATCGTGAAAGACTAGACCATGCCAACGAAACCTAAACCAATAAAACGGCCGTGGGTACCGGAGAGGGTGCCGAACGACAAGATGCAACGTAGAGCGAGAAGCGCACCAGAATATCACACGTCACGGTGGACGAGAGCCAGCCGGGCATTCCGGGCGGCTCACCCGCTTTGCAGGATTTGCGAGAGCAAGGGTATCGTGAAAGAGGCGAAAGTGGTGGATCACGTCATCCCGTACCCTCTTTGCGAGGATTTCTGGGACGAGACGAACTGGCAACCCTTGTGCAACGAGTGTAACATCGAGAAAGGTAACAGGGATAAAAAATTGATCAATGGAAGAGGTACTACTGGAAACGATCGCTGATATACAGGCGAGGAAAAGGCGGGATAACGAGAAACCGGATCACGTTCTTTTTTACAAGGATTTACTGCCCGAGTTGAGGTCAAGGATAGAGAGGAAGCTTGATGACCTGGTGAAAGCTGGCAAGGTGAATAGATCGAACACGATAAACGACACGGCTTATGGCGATGATTGAATTGATAAACCCGTCGGGGGAGTGCAAGGTCATGACCCCGGCAGAGTACGTGGAACTGTTGAACAAGTACGTGACGACGAAATCTTTCAAGGCGTGGAGTGATCGCCGGAACATTGCCGGGGTGATCAAGCTAGGGGGTGAGATGAAGGTGAGCGGGTCAGCGGTTGAGATGTTCTTGAGAGAGAGCGGGTACATGATAAAAGGATAAAACGAGACAAGCATGAAGACACGACCAATGACACACGCTAGTTTATGTACCGGAATCGGTGCCTGTGAACTCGCCGCCACTTGGATGGGGTGGGAAAACTTGTTTTCGTGCGAGATCGACGAGTTCTGTAATAAAGTGTTAAAATATCACTACCCTAAAGCAATACACTATGGAAACATATTCGAGCAAGATTTCAGAGAATGGAGGGGACGAGTTGATGTCCTCACGGCAGGATTCCCTTGTCAAGTCTACAGCCTGGCAGGAAAGAGACTTGGAGATAAAGATGACCGTTACCTCTGGCCGCAAGTGCTTCGTGTCATCGACGAAATCAGGCCCACTTGGTTCGTTGGTGAAAACGTTGCTGGAATCCTCTCGATGGTACTCACCGGCGAGGAGGTTAAGGTGGGAAGTTACACGGACGTTTGCGGGGAGAGTTACTCGATGCACGAGACCCGACAAGTCCACGCTGTCGAGCAGATCAAGCGAGACCTCTCGTCAATCGGATATTCCCTCCAGCCAGTTGTTATACCGGCTTGTGCCGTCGGAGCACCCCACAGAAGAGACAGGGTATGGTTTATTGCCAACCGTTCAGACGCAGGGATTGAAGATTTGCAACAAGAACGGGAAGACGGAGTTTTTCCCAGTAGAATTGCTACCGACACCGATGGCGCAGGATTACCGGAGACGGGGGCCGAACAGCGAGCAGCAGGGATTACCGGAAATGGCTTACAACGGGATGTTGCCAACTCCCAACGCGTCAGAAGCAACGAAGTACTCGAAAACTTACAACCCGAACAGCCAGATGGGAAAGGGATTACACTCGTTAGCAGTGAACGGTTTGCTGCCAACACCGAAAGTACAGGAATCAAGGGGGAACGTGACAAAGGACAGGGGAAAATTCAATTTAACAGACGAGATTTGCAAAGTGTTCGACCTAGCTGGCAAAACTTCCCTACAACTGAACCCGCTATTCGTAGAGGAGATGATGGGATTTCCGCAAGACTATCTGGTATTACCTTTTCAAGATGGCGACAAGAATCGATAAAGGCTCTAGGTAATTCAATGGTCCCGCAAGTAGTACTCGAGATTTTTAAAGCGATAGAAAGCGTGGAGAGTTCCGTACGATAAAACAGAGAAAAAAATGAGAGCGTTAAGTGACAAGATATTTAATTCAATATGCCTTCTTCGAAAAATGGAGAAAATGGCGTTACAATACTCCCCGGATGGTTTTCACGTGGCGTTCAGTGGAGGAAAAGATTCCCAGGTAATTCACGAATTGTGCAGGATGGCACACGTGAAATTCAAGGCGTACTTTTACCAAACCTCGGTTGATCCACCGGAACTGCTGCGGTTTATCCGAACCAACTACCCTGGTGTTGCATGGTTAAAACCGGAGAAAACCATGTTCCAGCTCATCCTGCAAAAGAAGATGTTGCCCCTCCGGAATCGCCGGTATTGTTGCGAGGTTATAAAGGAGCGTAGGGGATTAAACGAGATCGTCGTGATTGGAATCCGGAAGGAAGAGAGTAAGCGCAGGGCGAAAAGGAAGGTGTTCACGAACGATTGCAAGCTCGGTTGTGACAAGCCGTTGCTTTCAATTATTCTTGATTGGACGACCTCTGACGTTTTCGAGTTCCTTGAAAAAAGACATTTGCCAGTTAGTGAGTTGTACAAGAAAATGGATCGAATCGGCTGCATAGGTTGCCCGATGAATCGCAAAAGTCAAAGGAAAGAGTTACGAATGTTTCCCAATCACCGAAAAGCGTACGTGAACACGATAGAAAAATTACGTGAAGAATCCGGGAAATACCTAGAATTCGATTCGGCGGAAGATGCTTTTAACTGGTGGTGTTCCGGGATAAGCAAGAAAAAATATCTGGCGGATAAAAAGCAGTTGAAATTCCCGTACTGGGATGAAGTGGCATTGGCCGAGATAATTTGAATTATGGTATACACGCATAAACACGCGAGCGTGAACCTTGAAAGTATTTACAAAGAAGAACAGATCACGATTGAATAATAAAACAAGGAATGAACATGAAAGCAGAAGATTTAGTAAATAACAATTCCCTGACCAATGTAGAGGTTACTGGCGGGGACACGGTAGTGTGCACGGGAATAGCACTAACGGCTATAAACATGGCGAGAATGGAAGAACGGGAAAACGTGTTAAGATGGATTAGCGTTAAAGAGCGATTACCGGAATTAAACGAGAACGTGTTATTGTTAATGGAAGGCGTTCCCGTGATTGGTTTGGGAGAAAACGTTAAAGATGAAAGTTTAAATATCACGCATTGGATGCCAATACCGGAACTAAAAGAATAGATCATGAAAACGTTATATCACGATTTACTTCACCGTTACGGGCTGGAAGAATTGATTCCCGTTTTTTACGAAACGCCGAGACAAAAGCTTAACACGGGTAAGCCTGTTATCCAAAAAACACGTGAAAAACCCGTGAAGCCGTGGATGGGAAAAAAGAAGTTGAGCAGGAAACAGCGTAAAACATTAAAGAAACAATCATGAAATATTTACACATTCACAAGTTGCTATGGTTTTTAATCGTGGTAGCTTTCACCATTTTTGAGGACATATTGATCTTGATACTTTGGGTGTTGTGCTTTACGTGGAATTTTAAACCAGAGAAAAACTTTTGGAGCAAATACCACAGTGCAAAATACGAATTTGAAAATCGATGGGGTGGTTACACGTACAATGATGCTAACATTTGGCAAACGATAATACGAAGGTACAAGAGAACTTTTGATATGAAAAATCATTTATAATTTGAATCATGGAATTAAATAAATTAAGAGACAAGGCTTACAAGATAGCACGTGAGCACGGTTTTCACGATGAAGAGCATAGCGACCAGCACATGTTAATGCTGGTCATATCAGAGCTGTGCGAGGCCGTGGAAGCCGACAGGAAAGGTTGGCACGCTATTCCAAGAGATAAAGAGAACACGTTCTTCGATCCAAAAATATTTCAGGTGGATAGCGTTTACTTCGTTTACATGTTCAACGAGTTCGTTAAAGACAGGATGGAAGACGAGCTTGCTGACGCTTGCATACGACTACTAGACCTCGCCGGACTTCGGAATCTAAACCTTAACAGGTTTGCTCTTGTCAACGTGGTATCGAGTAAGAAGACGTTCACGGAGAACGTTTACGCGATAATAAAAGACATCATGAATTACAAGTACTCGCTGGAAGAGCAAGTGAATTACGCCATTACTCAAATCTTCGCCCTGTCAAGGATACTTGATATAGACCTTTTATGGTTCATCGAGCATAAAATGATATATAACGAGAAGAGAGAGTACAAGCACGATAAAAAGTACTGAGCATGGACACGAAACTAACAGTTGACGAGATAGAGCTTGCTATCGTGAATAGCACTCTATTCAACAAGAGAAGAGATATAATCGTCCCCAATGTTTCATGGGGACTACTTAATCACGAGGCGGACATGGTTATCATGACGCCATCCGGGTACCTCACGGAAATAGAGATAAAACGTTCGTGGGAGGATTTCAAGGCGGACTTCAAGAAAGGACACAAGCACGATGACGAGAGAATTAGTAAGTTGTATTACAGTGTTCCCGAATCAATTCAAGGAGACGTGATACAGTTTCTTAACGAGAAGTTTGATAACTGGCTTAATATACCGTGCGGGGTATTGTCTTTTACCGATAGAGGTTCGATAGCTTGTATAAAAGATTGCCCTCCTTCACGTGGCAGGAAACTATTCCTAGAAGAGCAATTAACCATTGCACGCTTGGGATGTTTAAGGATTTGGAACTTGAAACAAAAACTAATAGATCATGAGCAAAGGAGTAATTTTTAAATATATTGATAGGAACGGTGATGTGGTGAAAGCTGTAGCATTGCACAGTGATCAGAAACCAGAGTTTTCAAATTACAGGAAAGTATTTCTTAGAATACTGAATGATGATGATACTTTCAAGAAAACAGAAGAAGGTAAAAACATTATAGCTGTAAAAAACGGTTCTGATTTAATACAGGTAGGATTTTGGGATTAAATAATAGATAATCATGAAAGTTGTAGAAATAGACGAGCTCGCTAGTGTTTGCGGTTACTTCACGACCGAGACGGACGCCAACAATCACTACGGGTGTAACCATCCCGATCAGGAGGAGTTCGAGATGATGTACCGGAACGAGGATGGTTACACCAGCAGGATTGGTAGAGGCACGAGGATAAAACAGGGCATGTGCTATTCTTGGTCTTGTCCCTTAGCGACAGAATGCGATTTACAAGACTTGAAAGAGCACGACCTGGAACGTTACGAGTGCTGGAAAGACTGTAAATATGATCCTAGCGAGGCCGGGGCTGATCTAGTTCTGGTGTGTGATGAAGAACTTGTAAAGAAATTAGAACACTAACTACATGAACAAGGAAGATATTCAAAAAGCCATTTTTGCTTTCAGGTTCACTTGCAAGTATAATAGCATCCTGAAAAAATTGGATGGTACTTCGGAGGTGTACGAGTGTTTCGCTCATGATAGCGAGAAAAGAGGATACCGGTGCGATGGAACTTGCAAGAGATTAAAGAGATTTATCCAGATATTGAAAGAACCAAAATAATGAAATAGAAAACAATTTGAATCATGATTAGAGCAAGATTTTACATTAAATTCGAGGACTGTGACTGTGATTACCGTCCGGTGAAATGGCCGATCAAATACCCGTACTAGTGCACGGGTGAAAGTGCCGATTCGTTCACGCTAGTTGCTTATGCTGACAAAGAGGCGCAAATCAAAGAGCTTTGGCCGGAAGCGTATGACATCGATAGTAACGAGGTAGACAAGGTTGAATTTACAAGCAGGTTCCCACGACCTCAATGGTATAAAGAATAGTAATCATGACAGAGGCAAGATGTGGAATAGAGAGACATACACGAAAATAGTGACCTGCCCCCGTTGCGGGGGTGAAGGTTACACGGAAAAATGGAATGATCGGGAACGAGAATATGATCGTGAGATATGTGTCACGTGTGAAGGTTCGAGAGTGTTGAGAAAGGTTGTAACGGTTGAATACATGAGAGTTGAAAATGAAACCAGTCAACGAGGTGATTAGCGAGTTTTTGAGTTACCAGGACGTGAACGCTTTGAGTCGTAACGAGTACAAATGCGTGGTGAACTACTTTACCCGTTGGGTCGTGATGAATGGACTTGATTTCTGGCAGTTGAAAAGATCGGATATACTCCGGTATAAATCGGACATGTTGAAAAAGCGTATGTCCGTGTACACGATCGGGTTGTACCTTACCGTGGTCCGGAAGTTATTCGAGTTCCTCTCGCTTGAAGGGTATTACGATGATAATATCGCCCTGGGCGTGAAGTCTCCCAAGAAAGACACGGAATACAGGAAGGGGTACTTGTCAACGGATCAAGTCAAGGAGTTGCTCGGGAAGATAAACAGGGAATCGATAGTTGGGAAGAGGGATTACGCCATAATCTCCCTGATGGTTCGAACCGGGGTTAGGCGAGTGGAGGTGTGCAGGATGAAGGTCGGGGACATAACGAGTGGGGAACACACGTTGATCAGTTTGCAAAGAAAGGGAAAAGTTGACAAGAGCTGCAGGATCGGGGTTACTGACAAGGTACTAGATGCTATTCACGATTACCTGGTTTGTCGTGGTGAGATGACAGAAGATAGCCCCTTGTTTGTCACGCACAAGAACGGGTACGCTAGTCAGGGGATCAGTGATTTTATGATTTCAAAGATGGTCAAGAGGTACCTGCGTGTTATCGGGCTGGACGATAAGTGTTACACCTGTCACTCTCTCCGTCACACTGCGGCGATTCTTTCCTTGAAAGCCGGGGCGAGCATTTACGACGTTCAGCAGATGTTAGGACACACGAGCATAGAAACCACGAGAATCTATTTAAGGGCGATAGACGCCGAGAAACGGATGGATAATGCAGCGATACGACGGTTGGATGAATTGTTTTGAGAGCGGGTAAAAACGATTAAAAACGGGGTAATTCCCGTTATAAAACGAGTGAATGGTTATTAAAGATATAATTTTATGTAGATTTAAAAAGTGTTAAAATGAAAAAGTATATAGATGAAATCTATCAGAAGAAACCAGTTTTTAACTCGCTAGGGGGTAGGGGGGTAAAAAACTTTTTGGGTTCATTTGCTAAGACCCCATTCCATCCTTCCGTGCACGCGTGCAAAATCGAGAGTTTTCGAGAAAGGGGGTAGCATGGCAGGAAGGAAACCAATATCAAACGAGTTGAAAGTGTTGAAGGGAACGGATCAGCCTTGCCGGATGAGGGAGGAAGTTCGATACCAAAAAATTACTAAAATTCCCAAGGCCCCGGGGTACTTTAACGCTTACTCCAAAAAGATTTACAAGATCACGGCGGAACAACTAGCGGAAAAGGGGATTTTGGACGTGGTGAATATCAACGCCGTGATCATGTACGCCGGGGAAATGGGCAAATACATGGAAGCGCAAGACCAGTTGGCGGAGGAGGGAAGAATATTGACCGAGTACACGAAATTCGGGGAGAAAAAATACCGGAACCCTCTTGACAAGATGGCGAGCGAGTATTATTCAAACGCTGTCCGGTTAGCGTGCGAGCTGGGAATCACTCCCGCCTCGGCAAGCAAGGTGAAGGAGAAACCTAGAGAGGAAAAAGACGATTTTGACATGATAAACGAGATGTAGTATGGGAAGAGGAAAAGAATATATCAAAAAGATGCAGAAGTATATCGCCGATGTCGAGTCGGGAGAGCGTGATGCGGGTGAACTGGAAAGGCTGGCGGTTCGGAGACACCTTGATGACTTGAAATTTTCAGTGGAACGAGGTATATACTGGGATGAAAAAGCGGCCATGAAAGCGCTGTCTTTCTTTACCCTGTTACGACATTATCAGGGGGAATGGGCTGGTAAAGAGTTAATACTGGAAGGGTGGCAGTGTTTCATAGTAGGCTCCCTTTTCGGTTGGAAAAAGAAGGGGGGAGTGCGGCGTTTCAACACGGCTTACGTCGAGGTGAGCCGGAAAAACGGGAAAACGTTGCTAGCCGCTGGAATCGGCTTGTACCTTCTTTACCTTGACGACGAGCAGGGGGCACAGGTGTTCAGCGCGGCCGTTGACAAGGAACAGGCGAAAGTCTGCTGGGATGCTGCCGTTGCCATGATAGAGCAATCCCAACCGTTATTGAAACGAACGATGTTAAGCAAGAAAGCGATAGCGGTGGAAAGCTCTCGATCCACGTTCAAGCCCTTGTCGAAGGACACGAAGAATAAAGACGGGTTTAACCCGCACGGGGCGATCATCGACGAGTTTCACAAGTGGCCCTCCCTCGAGATTTACGACGTGATCCGGTCCGGTATGGGAGCGAGACGGCAGCCACTTATTTTCATTATCACGACGGCCGGGTTAAACCTCTCGTTGCCGTGCTTCGGGGTTCGTAAGGTAAACGTGGAGATATTGAAAGGGGCGAAAGTGCAGGTAGACCGATTCGTTATGATATTCTCGATGGACGAGGGTGATGACTGGAAGGATTCGAGTAAATGGGGGAAGGCGATCCCCAACCTTGGTATTTCCGTGAAACCCGAGTTCATGGAAAGCGAGTTCACGGCCGTGTTAAACGATCCATCGAAAGAGCTGGAGTTCAAAACGAAGAACTTGAACATGTGGGTGGATGCCCCGACCGTTTGGATACCGGACGAGGTGATTCAGGCGAACAATTTCGGGACGAGGGACGAGGACTTGTCGGGGAAAGAGTGTTACGCCGGGTTGGACTTGGCCAGTACTGATGACATAACGGCTCTCGCCTTGTTCTTCCCCGCTCTGCCGCATCCCGTTTTGCGTTTATTCTTCTGGGTTCCGGAGGCGAAAATAAAACAGAAAGCAGACCGGGTGGATTACAGGCTTTGGGTACAACAAGGTTTCATCACGGTAACGGAGGGTGATGTCGTTGACACGGATTATCTTAGCAAGGATATTGAAAGGATATTTCACCTTTACCGGGTGAAAAACTTGACGTATGACCCGTGGATGGCGACGAACGGGGTTATCCAGCACCTTGAAAAGGTAGGTTACTACAACATCCTTGACCCGATAGCGCAAACCATAACGTACCTGTCGGAACCCACGAAGGATTTACAGAAAAGGTTACAACGCCGGGAACTGGACTTGATGAACAACCCGGTGTTGCGCTGGATGTTCCGGAACGTGGCGATCTACACGGACCCGAACTTGAATATTCGCTTGAACAAGGCGAAATCTACCGAGAAAATTGACGGCTGTGCCGCTTCCGTGAACGCTATCGCCGGGTACATCTCGAAGACGGCCAACACGAGAGAGGCTTACGCCGGGGGACGTGAAATAAAAGTGATATAACATGGATAAAATACCTGACAGCGTGTTGAAATTAATGACGAAAGAGGGTTTTATGGAACTTTTTTGGGAACAAGTTGCCTCGGGCATGACTTATCGCAAGGCATACGAGGAAGTGGAACGTGAACACGAGAACGTGTTTAGAAAACGCAGATACTCGAATTTTGAAAGTTTCAAGAGGGTTTTATACCGGAGAAAATAAAAAATTGGAGATGAAATTTGAAATTAAGGATAATAGTTGTACGTTTGTGACATCTCAGACCAAGAGATGTGTTTATAACAATAAAGATAATGATGGCATATTTTTGTGCTGTTTTGATCGCTATTATCCACAAAGATATAAGCCGTTCAAATTCCTGCTGCTGTCACATCTTTATGTTGTAACAGTCTCTTGGTCGAGAAAGGAAGGCGAACGGCTTTCTTTTTTATATTCAAATTTCATCAGCATGACCAAGAGAATGAAATTTGCAGCTAACGCACAAGGTGCGATTAAATGCACGTGTCCCCACGAAACGGGTGGTTCTTTAGTTTCAATCAGAAACAATCAAGTTGTAACAACTTCTTTGCAGGTTGCTAAATTTTTCAGAAAAAATCATTTTGATGTTTTGAGAGCTATTAGAGAGATTGAATGTAGCGATAATTTTCAAGAATGTAATTTTGCTTTTTCGTTTTATTTCAGAGACTTACCTAATAATGCGGTAAAAAAAGAGCCGATGTATTACCTCACTCGTGACGGTTTTACATTTTTAGCAATGGGCTTTACCGGAAAGATAGCTGCAAAATTCAAAGAGGAGTATATTAATGCCTTTAATGAAATGGAAAGAGCTATATCAAAGAATGCTGGAGAGGGTGAAATATTGAAACTTCTCAAAACGATACTTGATGATAACAAGAAAAGAGCGAATGTTCACGGGAAAGAGATGCAAGAACGTTATGGCGTAAAACCGGGAGGAGAAATTATACCTCCTTTTTTGATAGAAGGAGCCACGTTACAAGAGAATCTACGGAATGTTCTTGCCATTGTAAACAATAACACGTTGGAGGCTCAATTTTATTGGGCGGACAGGGTGAATACGAGAAAGAAGTTGGAAAACTTACAACAGGCTGTTGATGAGTTTACAAGAAAGGTAAAAAAAATTGAGGATGAAATTTGAAATTATGGATAATAGTTGTACGTTTGTGACGAAACTTCGCCAAAGTTTTGACATAACAATTTCAGTTAGTGGTATTTTTTATACCCTAGTAATTGCTATTATCTATAAAGATATAGCCGTTGGTTTCCCTTCACGGGCTGCTGCTGAAATATGTTGTAGTCGGGACTTTGGCGAGTTTTGGGAAGCTGACGGCTTCTTTATTAATCAAATTTCGTCGAATATGCCAAAGTCCCACGAGATTTGTGAAGGTGTGAAGTATAGTACCACCAGAACACGTATACCCCAACGAAACGAGGGTAAATTACTTTCCGAAATTAAAGAGTTGCAAAAGCAACTGAAACAAATGACACGAAAATTCGAGATCGAGAAAGATTGCAAGAATCAAGCTTATTACTGGATTTTAGGTTCTGGTAACTTTAAGCGATTTGTCGAGTATTGCAAGAAACATCCCGCCAACCTCGATTATCACGGGGCGCATCTTGCTCAACTTTATCTTGATTCATTAACTAACAAAAAATACTGACATGAACGAGTTGATAAAAATCACAGAAAATAACGGTAGGAGAGCTGTTAGTGCGAGAGAATTGCACGAGTTTTTAGAGAGCAAACAAGACTTTTCAACATGGATTAAAAACCGCATAGAGAAGTATGATTTAGTTGAAAATGTGGATTATATTGCAGCTCCACAAATTTATGGAACTGCAAATGGAGGGCATTCGACAAGAATTGAATATGTTTTATCCGTTGACGCAGCCAAAGAATTATCAATGGTTGAAGGAAACAGAAAAGGTAAACAGGCTCGTAAATATTTCCTTGAGATAGAGAAGAGTTGGAAGGAACAACAAAAATCTTTAACACAACTTGACATTCTTGCGCAGTCAATTGCGGTTTTGCAAGAACAGGAGAGAAGATTGAGGGATGTCGAGGAAAATCAAAAGAGTATCGAGGAGAAAGTGGCGGTTATCGAGGCGAAGACTCGAACCCGCCCGGATTATTTTACCGTTGTTGGTTACGCCATGTTGAATGAGATAGACGTGAATATAAAGCTCGCGAGCTCGATAGGGAGGAAAGCCGCAAGTTTGTGTAAAAAGAGAGGGATACCGACAGAGGAGATTCCCGATCCCCGTTTTGGAAGGGTGAAAACGTACCCGGAATCAATATTGAGGGAAGTGTTTGACCAACCATTGACTCGAAGTGTAGTTAAATTCTAGAAAAATGGATAATTTTTACTAAAAATATTGCCCCGTTATCATGCGCGATAGCGGGGCAATTCATCAAAATAATTGAAGTATTTAGAACCTCACGGTACTTAATTCGTTAGCTAACGAGTGAATGCCATCCATTATCTTTTCTTTTTGCTCCTCGGAAATATAGGTGTTTCCTTGCTTGTATTGTCTTAGAAGAGATGGATTAATCCCGATCAATTTTGCGAGGGCAGACACGTTAAAGATATTATATTTCAGAAAGAAACCGGATAAATCGTATCGATATTCGATGTCTAAATTTCCATCACCTAGTTCTCCCGTGTTTCGTCCTGTATCTTGGCAAAATTCAACTGTTTCTTGAATGGCAGACAATAAATCTTCTTTAGCCTCGTCAACGGTATTCCCGAATCCGGTGATTCCATCGATTGAAGGCAGATAAATACCGTATTTCCCTTCCGGTGTTTTTTCGATGATAGCGACTACTTTTTTCATGTTAAAGATTTAAATGTTATATCAAAATAGGCAGGGCTATTTAAGCCCCGCCATTCTCAAGATTGAATTTAAAGTACCCTTGGGTACCTCTTCACTCTGGTGCTTTCCAACCGGTATCGGTCTCTCGTTTGGTTTGTCCGGGTGAACATACATGTGATGTTTTCCCGTCCTCACGATTTTCCAACCTTGTTTCTCTAGCAACCTGTACAGTTCTGAATACTTCATTATCTAAAGAACTTATTTTGATATTGCAAATATATAACATATTTGCAATATATCAAAGTGATTGAATAAAAAAATACCGGGTGCCGTGATAAAATTCATGTTTTTTACGTGTTAAAAATCAGTGTGTTATATGTAATTTTAGAATAAAATATGAAAAAGGGAGACAGTGTCACCTTGATTCCCTTGTACGATTCGAGGAATTTTGTAGGAAAAAGAAACGCCATGAAGTTACTCGATCGTGCATTGAATAAAATAGGCTACACCAGGAGCGTGAATGTCGAGCAAAAAGGTTCGGCAAAAGAGGCGGCGACTTCCGCGATCCCTTCCGTGCGGGTGAATAACGATACAGCTTTAAAATTCACCGCCGTGTTCGCCGCTATCCGTTTGCGTAGCGAGAACCTGGCATCGCTACCCAAACGTGTATCGATAGAAACGAGTAGCGGGATGATCGTGGATACCAAACACCCGGCGAGTATCGTGATCCGCGAGAAACCCAACGGGTACATGAACACTTTCACGTTCTGGGAGTACTTGAACGCTTGTCTTGATGGCTGGGGGAACGCTTTCGCCATCATCGAGAGTGACGGGCGGGGTTACCCGGTAGCGTTGCACCCGGTCCACCCCCGTGACGTGAACGTCATCTATAAAAACCGTGAAAAATTCTTCAAGGTATCGAAAACGGGATTTTCCGGGATGTACGAGGATGCCGAGATGTGTCATTTTTTCACCCTATCCAACGACGGTATCACGGGTATAAACCCGATCACTTACAACGCCGATGCCATCAGCCTGGGAATTTCCGCAACCAAGTTCGGGAAAGAGTTTTTCGAGACCGGGGGAAACATCAAGGCCGTGATGGAATCGGACAAGATCGTGGATCAAGACGTGTTCGAGAGGCTGAAACAGCAGGTCCGGAATAACCACGGCACGATGATCCTGGAAGAAGGGGTGAAGTACAAGGCTATCGGGATCGCTCCCGAGGCCGCCCAGATGTTACAGACCAAGTTATTTTCAATTCAAGACATCTCCCGGATATTTAACGTTCCCCCGCACATGCTGGCGGACCTTTCCAAGGCCAACTACTCGACGGTGGAGCAGCAAAATATCTTATTCGGCCAGTATTCCATGCGACCTACCGTGAAACGGTACGAGACGGAACTGGAACGTAAATTATTCCTCGACGGGGAGAATTACGGGGTGAAATTCGATTTACGTGGCTTGATGCGTGGGGATTCTCAAGCCCGGTCAAACTATTACAACACGATGATTCAAATCGGGGCGATGAGCCGTAACGAGGTTAGAGTGGAAGAGGGGTACGGTCGAGTGGACGGGTTGGACGAGTTCCTTGTCCCGTTGAACATGGGTAAGAACGATGGAAAAACAAAATAATAGATCATGAAACAAGACATTTACGATAGAATGGCGACCCGGGCGGCGATCCCGGAGGACGTGGAGGAAACCCGCACGCTGGAGTTCGTGGCGAGTGATAACACGCGTGATAGTTACGGGACGGTTCTACCCGTTGACAAGTGGGACCTTGACAGGTTCAACAAGAACGGGCTGGTCACTTACCAGCACCAGTATTACAGCGGGGACCCGGACTCGGTGATCGGGAGGGGAGAAGCGAGGGTGGAAGGTAAAAAACTGGTCGTTCGTGTCACTTTCGAACCTGCCGAGTTAAATCCCCGGGCGGAAAAAGTGTTCCGGAAATTGCTAGCCGGGACGCTGAACGGGGTGAGCGTGTCTTTCTCACCGACATCCAGGACTGTCGGTCACTGGGGAGAGGGAAGGGAATCCCGTGACGGGGAAAAACCGACGTTTTACTTTGACGGGCAGGAGTTACTGGAGGTCGCCGTCGTCACGATCCCGAGCAACAAGAACGCCACCCGCAGGGGATTCGAGGAAGACATCGTGAGAACGATCCATGATGTCCTGGATGGTCAAAGAACTTACACGGAAATCGAGAACATGACGATCGGGGAGGCGATGCGATTGATGAACGAATTGCCGGTTGAACAACCGGAAGACTCTACCACGGGCCAGCCCGACGTGGGAGATGATGAAGCGGCCGGGATAGTGGCGATAGCGAGGGCAATGTATAATCTTTAAATAACACGAGAATGAAAAAAGAAGACGAGATCAAGCGAGAGCTGGCAGCGGCTATCGAGAATTACGAGAACTTCAAGAAAGAAGGGAAAAAGGAGGAAGCCCGGCAGGCGCTCGAAAGAGTGCAAGCGTTGACCGGGGAATTGAACGAGGTTCGCGTGCTGGAGGCGGCCCGCAAGGAGGCAGCGGCGAAAAACATGAGTGAAAAAGAGAAAAAAGAAATCAACCGTTTCTCTTTTCGCAAGTTCATGCTGGAGGCATCGAGAAAGGAACTATCCGGCTTCGAGGCGGAAATGGCCGCCGAGGCTAGAAAGGAAGCGAGAGAGTTCGGCATGTCCGTGGGAGACTTCGGGATTCCTTACCTGGTGCTCGTGGGCAAACGGGCCAGTAGCGGGCAGAACGTGAAAACCCCGGCAGATGGAGGTTTGCTAGTGACGGACGAGGGTATCAGTTACGTGGAGATGCTTCGTAACAAGTTGATCCTGGAACAAGTCGGGGCGACCATGTTAACCGGGTTAACGGGGAACGTGCCGATCGTGTTCGGTTCTAAATACCAGGGGGAATGGCTGGAAGAGGGTGCCAAGTCGAACATCGAGAAGTTGACATTTACTTCTTCCACGATGAAACCGAAACGCTTGAGCATTCAAGGCGTTTACTCTAACCAGCTTTTGACCCAGGCATCCCTTGACGTGGAAGCCCTGGTGATGAGAGAACTAGTCGAGGCCCACGCGGAGAGCTTGAACGCTGCCGCCATAAACGGTTCCGGCACGGGAGCGGAACCTCTAGGGTTGTTGAACATGGAAGGCATCGGTAGTGTCGTTGGTGGCGAGAACGGTAAAGCGATCGACTGGAACACGATTGTCGCCCTTGAAACGGCCGTCGCCATCAAGAATGCCGATCTTGGCTCGTTAGCTTACTTGACGAACACGAAAGTGCGTGGTGCCATGAAAACTACCGAGAAGAGTACCGGGACGGCTCGTTTCTTGATGGAAGGAACTGCCGTGAACGGTTACAAGACCGTGATCTCGAACCTCGTTCCTTACAATTTAAGCAAGGGAACGGCGAGCAAAACTCTCTCCGCGATGATCTTCGGGAATTTCGCGGACTTGATGATCGGCTGGTGGGGAGGTCTTGACGTGAAGGCGGACCCGTACACGATGCTCGACACGGACGAGGTTCGCGTGGTAGCCCGTGCTTTCCACGATGTTGCCGCGAGAAGGAAAGAAAGTTTTGCCGTGATTAAAGACATTATCGCCTGATGCGTTGCTTGTTCTTGAGATCGGTAAAGGGATACGCTTACTTCAAAGGGGATACCGGGGAACTCCCCGATGAAGTGGCTGCCGACCTGGTGGAGAAAGGTTTCGTGACCTTGTACCAGGGAGAGGAGGAAAACACGTTACCGGAGGGGATGCCTTGCCGGAAAGTTTTGTTCGATAACGGTTTCAAAACCGTGGAAGACGTGAAAAACGCCCGTGAAGCCCTGGAGGAGATCAAGGGGATCGGGAAGAAAATGGCCGGAACGATAATCGAATATTGCGAGAGTTATGAAGGTTGAATGTTTGGAGCCGGGAGTTTCTCCCGTGACACTGGAAGACGTGAAAAAACACTTGAGAATAACGGGAGACGAGTTCGATGACAACTTGCGAGGGTTACTGGAGGCCGCCACGGACGCTGCCGAAAATTTTACCGGGCTGAAATTGCGTGACGAGAGTTATAGCGTGATTTGCGATTACTCCCGTGAAATAGCTACCGGTTTATTCCCCGTTCGATCGGTAGAGGTGAAGGTGGACGGGAAAACGGTCGAGGGAGTTACCGTGAACGGCAGTAAAATGTTATTACCCGTTCTTCCCGGAGCCACGGTGGAGATGACTGTTCAAACAGGATACTCGTTGTTACCTTATGCCATCCGGGCTGCCATCTTGCTGATGACGGGAAAGTTATTTGATAACCCGTCGGATAGCGTCGAGAATTTGCCGAAGGCATCTACTAACTTGTTAAAGCATTACAGGAGATGGGAACGATAAATTGCGGGGAGTTCACGGAGATGGTAGCGTTCAAACGTCCCTCCAAATCTCGAACCAGCACGGGAGCCGTGGAAAAGAAATTCGTGGACGCGGGAAAGGCTTACGTGAAGCTAGAGTACAAGACGATCGGGGAAAGCGTGGATGACACGAAAGTGGCGCTGGCGAGCGTGATCGAGTTGAAAACTTACATCTTGACGGGCGTGGATAACACTTACCGGGTGGTGGTTAAGGGGAAGGAGTACGAGATACTATCCACGGTAGAGGTAAACCGGAGGTTCATGGTGATAACCGCTAAAATGTTGTGATCATGACGGGAAACATGAAGATAGAGGGAGAGAAAGAGGTTCAAGCCGTTTTCACGCGCATGATCAAGTATTACCCGACTCGTGTCGTGGCGGCCGGGATTAGAAAGGCCATGGCACCATTCACGAACAGGGCTAAGGCGCTAAACCCGAGATTTGGACACTTGTATAAAGCGAAAGTGATGAACAAGAAACGTAATGTCCCGGTGATCGTGGCGGGAGCTTTTAAAGGTAAAAAAGGACGTAATGGGACGGGTTAAGAAAGGGCAAACCAGGAGAACGCCGATCCGGAGGAAGGGAGATGATTACATTTCGGAATGGCAGAGAAATGTCTGGATCGAGTACGGAACGCTAGCGAACAGGTCAAAGAGTCATAGTTTTAAATCCCCGAGGCGACGCAAGTCTGCACGCTGGAGGGGAGGGATCAAGGCGATCATGGCGACCGAGAGGGCGTGGAACACGACAGGAAGCATGGTTATTAGTAGAATTCCGGCAGAGGTGAAAGCCTCCGCGGATAAATTTGATAAACGAAATAAAGTGTGATGATTGAAGTTAGGATAAATGATGTTTTGAAGGAGATCGTGAACGTGTACCCGGAGGTTGCCGATCTTGAGGATAATGATAATTTGCCATTACCTTTTGCCGTGTACAAGGTAAAACGTTTCGGTAGCAAAACGAAAGAAACGAGTCGTTCCGGTACTTATTCCGTGAACGTGTTATCAGCGTGCGGGGAGTACGATGAAGCCTTGAGATTGGAAAATGAAATTCGGGAAGCGATGTTGTCACTTCAAGATTCAAAGACGAACGTCAGTTTTATTGATTCGAGTCGTGATTTTGATGATGATGACAGGGCATGGGTAACGGAGATCAATTTCGAGATCAAGGTTTATTGAATAGTTGATAAATAAATTTTTAAATGCGTAATTATGAGCCAGATTAACGGGTATAATATTTTGTTCCGGCAAGGAGAGAAACTGTTTGCCGGAACTACCTCTAACACGTTTACCCTGACCCCGAAGGTCAAGGAAAGTTTAACGAAAGAGGACAAGGGAACGACTAACAAGATCGTGACCGGGTACGATAGCGAGTTTTCTGCCGATGGCGTGATGGAGATTAACGAGGCGGAACAGAAGAGCAAGAGAGTTGACCGGGAAGACATTATTAAAATGGCTAAATCCGGGGAAGTGTTGGATTTTGTTTACGGTGACCCGGCTCCCGGTAACACTGTCCAAAAGGGTAAGATGATTATCACCAGTTACTCGGAAACGACGAACGCCGACGGGGAGGCGACTTACTCGTTGAGTTGTTCCGCCGTGTCCAAGCTGGAAGAGGAAGTAATACCGCAGGAATAGCATGAAAGAGGTTATAAATATAAACGGGAAAAATTACCGGGTGGCGGCAAACTGGAACGCCATCCGGGATTATTGTCAACGCAAAGGAATTAGGAATTTGCAGGAGATCGGTAACGTGTTGTGCTTTGGTCTGGACGGGATTTTAACGATGGCTCATTGTTGTATCAAGGAGGGCGAACGTTTAGATGGCCGGGAATTAGAGCTTGACGAGGTTGGATTTGGTGCTATCATGACGCCTGTTGATATGACACGTTTTCTGGAGATATATACCCGGCAAACAACGGTCAATCTCCCGGTAAAAGAAGATTCAAAAAAAAAGTAGAACCGGTCAGGATCGATGATTACTTGGGGATAGCGTTGGGAGTGATGGGAATGACGGTGATGGAGTTTGAAGAGATGTTGCTACACGATTTTTTCTTGAAACTCTATTATCACAATCTAAAAGAAGAACATTCATACCGGACAACAGCGGAACTGGTGAGGTTGCAAACCTTGACTCTCGTGAATATCCAGTTGTTGAAAAAGGACAAGATCAAGGATCCTAGGCTGTTGTGGGTATTCCCGTGGGAGCGTGACCGTTTAGAGAATACTCAAGAGCGAAAGGAAATGAACATTGATTCGATAATGAAAATGGGCAAGTTATTATGAGTGTAGTTTCGAGGTTAAAGGTTTGGTTGACGGCAGACACGAAAGAGTTCGAGGATCGATTGAAAAAATCGAAGAAAGAAGTGGGTGGATTCTCCGGGACTCTTGGAAAATTGAAAGGTCTCGTCGGTAAAGCTTTTGCCGCGGTCGGGATCGCTAATGCCGGACGGCAGCTCGTGTCATACGGGATGAAACTTGACGAGGTCCGGGAGAAGATGGAGCGATTAACGGGAATTGATGATACGAGGTTGGCCGGGGAAGTTAAGGCTATCGCTGACGTGTTCGAGCAAGATTACACGGAAGTTCTTAGAACGGCTAACTCCTTGACTAAACAATTCGGGATCACTTTCGGAGAATCCATGACTTTGATTCGACAAGGTTTTGCCGATGGTTTGAATGATAGTGGTGATTTTCTTGACCAGTTGCGGGAGTATGCCCCGCAATTCAAGGCGGCTGGATTATCTGCCCGGGGAATGTTGTCTATCTTGCAGACGAGCGTGCGGGATGGGGTGTTTTCCGATAAAGGGTTGGATGCTATCAAGGAGGGAATGCTTAGAATCCGGGAGATGCCCAAGGCAACCCGAGAGGCGTTGGAGGGGATCGGGATTGCTAGCGAGGAGGTGGAAAAGGCTTTGAAAGACGGGAGCATGACCATATTCGACGTTCTTCGTCAAGTTAGCGAGAAATTAAATGAACTTCCAGAAAATTCGGTGGCAGTAGGAACAGCCATCGCGAATATTTTCGGGGGACCCGGGGAGGATGCCGGGGTGAAGTATCTCAAAACGTTGAAAGATATAAACCTGGAGCATGAATCCGTTGCAACTGAAATGGGGAAAGCGCAGGACGAGCTGGCTCAGGCTTTAGGGCGTTTGAACGCTGCTAGTGCCGAGGCTTTCAAGGGCGTGGGGAGTGCATGGACCAGGTTTAAAACGGAAGTCGTTAAGGGACTGGCGAGTGAGGTAGAGGTTTATAACGATGAAGAGATTGGTTGGTTCCAAAAATGGGTGTCTGGTATTTTACCCGGTATTCGAGAACGGAATTACATGATTGCCGAGGGAAATCGTTTACAGAGAGAAACGAATCAAAACGCGATCGATAGTTTAAAATTGCGAGAACGAGATGTTGATTCTTTGCGGGGAGTACTAGATCAATATATCGCCTTGAACACGACACAAAAGGGGTATTTCGCAGAAACAGTCAAGGCTATCCGTGATGAAATTGCTTTACGGTTACAAGGGGTCGAGGCGATCGAAAAAGCTAAGAATACAAACTTGGGAAGTGGTGGGGATGAATTGTCGGAGGAGGAAAAAGTTCGGCAGATGGTAGAGGGAACCGTGGAGGCGATCGGGACTAAAATTCAAGCGTACGAGAAGTTGAAGAAATCGTTGTCGGCTTACGATATTGAAAACGCCGTGGTATACCAGCGAGAGATTAACCGCTTACAAGCGATTATAGAGAAACAGGAAGAGTTAGTTAATTCACGATTACGAAATGAGCGAGATCTTCCCGTGATGGAAGCAACCCCGAGTTATGGTTTGTCTGTTTCGCCCGTTGGTTTCGATGCTTTATCATTGTTGCCGGAACAGCTGGCGATGAGTCGGGACGAGTTACAACCGATTGTGCAGGAAATGATCGACATGAGTGGGGTTATAGGTGGGGCTTTTAGTGAGATGGCCACGGGTATCGGGGAAAATGTTGGTCAGTTAATATCAAGCGGGGGAGACTTGTCCGGTTTTGCTTCCCTAGTAGAAACCACGTTCGCAGACATGGCTATACGGGTTGGAAAAATAGCGATAGAAACGGGAACTGCCGTTTTGGGAATAAAAGCAGCCTTGAAATCGTTGAACCCGTGGGTCGCGATAGCCGCGGGGGTTGCGTTGGTAGCTTTAGGAACAGCGGTGAAAGGGGCGTTGAGTAACGTTGCTGATGGTGGTAGTAGCACGTTCTCTTCAAATACATACTCGAATAACTTGGACGTTAGAACTCAACAAGGTTCGTTAGATAGAGTTTCTCAAAGCGTGAACGTTGAAGTGAGTGGAGAATTCAAATTACAAGGGGGTACTCTAGTGGCAGCGATAAACAAAGAAAACAAGAGAAAAAATTTAACTACATGATCATGTACGGGACAAGGTATATATTACAATTCGACTCGGAGAAATTCGGTCATGAATATAAAATTTTAATCAAGGAAGATGGTTATTCTGGTTCCTCGGAAAACAAGTCTCTCGGAGCCGCACCGTTGTTGCGTAGGGATGATTCCGATTCTGGTATATCGGGAACCTCCCTGGAAATGGTTATACAAGCGGACGAGGACGGAGAATTAACATCCTTGTACACGGTCGATAACAAGAAGTTTCTCGTGGAGTTGTACAAAAACAACTCGTTAATCTGGACGGGGTACGTCCTCCCGGAGAAATACTCGGAACCTTACGTTCCCGTGCCGTACGACGTGAGCGTGACGGCGAGTGACGGGCTGGGTATATTAAAAGACATCCCTTTCACGTTAAGCGGGGAAAAGACCTTGTTCGAAGTGACACGGTTTTGCTGTAATCAAACGGGCATGACGCTAGATTTTATCGTGTTCTCGTCTCTTGTCGAGTCTTCCATGAACACGGGAAACTCGATGCTCGTTCAAACCTCGCTTGACGTGTCTACTTTCCAGGATAAAACTTGCTACGAGGTTCTTGAATCAATTTTGACCTCTCTTGACGCTTTTATCACGGAGGCAAACGGGAAATGGGTGATCGCCCGTTACACCGATCTCGACAAGGAAGGTTTTCTATACTCGAATACCGGGGGATCAAGCGGGAAGGTCTCGCTAGAACCCCGGGTACTCGGGAACGTGCATTCCGAGTTGTACTCGATCGGGAACCTGGAACTGGAGATCGAACCCGCGAACAAGAGCGTTAAATTTACTAGTGATTACGATTTACGCCCGTCATTCCTTCAAAATCATGATTTCTCGGGAGGTGATTCGGGATGGGGAGGCTTCGAGTACGTGATAGCGAAGCGTAAAGGCGTGGGCTTCGCCGCGATGCACGGTAACTCGGGGAAACAGGAACGTTACATCCAGCAGTCGGTGAGCGTTGAAAAGTCCAGCCAAGCGGTGATTGTTGAGGTTAAATTTGCCCTGGCACAAATGTTTGCGTCCATGAACGGGCGTGCCGGGGAAGACCGGGAATTCGCCTTGAAAATACAGTTATCAGGGGGAGGTCAAACTTATTACCTCTCGGATGAAGGCTGGGGGACGAAAGACTTCCGTTTTCCCGTTCACGGTAGCTTGCAGGATATGTTCTGGGACAGGGGTATATCAACGAATTACGTTGATGATTACGAGAGTAATTTTAAAATAACGGCTGACGGCTTTCCCGCTTCCGGGCAATTGACAATATCAATATACAATATCTACGTGGAGATGTCCGGAACGTCTAATGTCCGGTCTTCCTTGTTCCTCTCCCACGTGATAGTGACAAATGATTATGGCAGCGGTATTGACGTGTCCGTGAACCTGGCAGAAAAAGCCTCGACTTCACACGAGGATGTTGATATATGCTTGACTGACGTTCCTTTCGTGGAGAATGCCGACAAGATGTTTTATAACGGGTTGAAGGTTGCCGGGAAATACACGTCGTCATGGGCTTGCGGTGGTAAAACTGATTCATTTTTATACACTATCTTGAAGTCCGTGTGTAGCCGGATAGGTTTTCCCCGGAAACAACTTTCCGGCACGATTCAAGGGGAGAACCTGGAGTCGTTCATGTTACTTGTAGACAAGTACAGCGATTCGTTGTTCCAGACGCGAGAATTCTCGTTGAACTTGTTAACGGACGAGATGAACGTGACGTTGGAACAGTTCATGCCGTATCAAGAATTGTCAGGAACGGCCACGGAATCCCCTCGTGTACCCGGTAACAACACGAGCGAGTACCGGAGCAGCGGGGAAAACGAAACACGAGTATACCAGAGCGGGGTGGGGGTCCCGACGAGAGTACGAGACCTTTCCCCGGTTGAATTGCAGGCAGATAGCGTGATCGAGGTAGACCGGGCGAACGTGGCGAAGTCCGGTAAAGCGACGTTGCAAAAGGTACTGGAGTTCGTGTTGAATAACGGGAAAGTTTGGACGGAAGAGAAGTTGAAAGTGGTGGAGGGGTACATCTTGTATCTCGGGGAAAAGATCAAGGCGGGGGATTCAGACATGTGGTCCGGGCACTCTTTTGATGATTACCTGGATCAGGCGGTTAAGGGCGATTCGGATGTCAAGTTCAAGAGCGTCACCTCCACCGCCTTCGAAAGTAAGGTGAAAGGATGGATCATAGACGCCCTCGGTGATACCGAGTTCCGTGACGTGCTGCTTCGCTCTTTCAAGAGCTGGAACTTCGCTTCCGGCCCGCTCGGTGCGGGCGTGGGGATGGTGAACGATGACGAGTTGCAAACGGATAAGCTACTCGTTCGAAAGATCATGTACGTGCTTGAGATGATGATACAGCGAATGAGGTTCCAGGGCGGGCAAATGGTGTTAAGCCCGGCGGCGGGGTTCAAGGTGAACTCGGTGGAGGTGTTCGATACTTACTACAGGTTACGTTGTCACCCGGGGGACTTCAACGAGTTCGAGGTGAACGATCAAGCGAGGATACAGAACTTCAACGGGAGCGATACAAAGTACCTGTGGAGTTTGGTTGTAGCGAAGGGTGACGATTACATCGACATCTCACGTGTCGACAAGGACGGTGAAGGGGTACCGGCCGAGGGTGACGAGATAGTGCAACTCGGTAACAGGACTAACACGAACCGGCAAGACGCGGTGTTGTTGTCGGCGGTGAACGGGGAGGTTGGTATATTCACTTACTTCGGGATAAACAGCTTCGATCTTTCCGGCAAGGAGGGGAGCTGGTTCGGCAAGCACGGGGACAAGAAAGGAGCTGTTATAAAGGGAGAGGTTCACATCACGGCCGGTTCTGACGGGCTTGACAAGTTCAACGAGTACGAGGAAGTAAGTCAAGATATACAAGACGCTCAAGCTTCCGCCAACGAAGCTGATCGGAAAGCACAAGCAGCCCAAGATTTTATTGACAACACCCTACCCGGTGAATTGTCCGAGCTAAGGGGAATTATTGACGGTCAAATAGAAAGTTTTTTCTACAATTATGACCCGACCATGTCAAATTACCCAGCTTCATCGTGGACAACCACGGAAGATAAGGAGAGGCACTTGAACGACACCTTCACGAATACCAGCACCGGGGCTTCTTGGAGGTTCTTGAAAGAAGGTGACGAGTACAAGTGGGTCGAGATTGCAGACACGGCAACCAAGGAGGCGTTGAAGCTAGCAGGAGAGGCCAAAAGTACGGCAGCTAGCAAGCGCAGGGTGTTCGTGGTAGAGCCTACCCCACCTTACGAGGTGGGAGACTTGTGGACGCAAGGCGTATCGGGAGACTTGATGCGTTGCGTGAAAGAAAGGTTAAGTGGTAGTTACGTGTCATCTGACTGGGAGAAGGCTAGTAAGTACACCGATGATACCAAGGTGAATAACTTGCAAATCGGGGGAATCAACCTGGCGGATTATAGCGGGGGTAATTTCTTGAATGCTCTAGGATTGTACGATAGTTCATACGCTTCAAAAGGCTCGATTGACGGGAAAACTTGCCTGATATTTAACCGGAATTCGGCAAATTGTAGGTTTGCTCCCGTGACAGTGGAAAACGGGGAATACACTTTCTCGATATGGGTCAAGGGAAGCGAGGAATACGACGCTCAAGTGTTGCATTATGACGGGGCAAATTATGGGGCAACCACCGTTCACGTGACGACGTCATGGGAAAGGAAGGTTATGACTTTCACGGCTAAAGCGGGCACTGATGTTATTCATTGGGGCACGAAAAACACGATCTACATAGCCGATTGGAAATACGAGAAAGGCAACAAGGTAACTGACTGGAGCCCGTCAATAGCGGATCAAAACAGGTATGCCACGGAGCAGGGGGAAGCGGCCGTTGACAACTTGCAGGTCGGTTCTGTCAACCTTGTTAGCAGGAAGATGATGCTAACGTGGAACGAGAAGAACAAGGATATAGCCTTGTGGGGACAGGATTCGGACGGGATATACTTGGCGATAGAGCAAAGTTTACTTTACTATAATGTTTGTGGTGGCTCGTCAAATAACGACATGTTTGGCGGTGCGATAAAATATAAAAACAACACGCAATACGTTATTTCTGTGAAATGGAAACTCGCTGGAGTTCAAAGTGGTAATAACGCGGGCTTAGTTATTTACGTGAAGTACACAGATGGAACGACAACAAGTGTCAGACTAGCATCAACTCAAACTTCACTAACAAGAGAAGATTTGGTTACTAGTAAGGGGAAAACCGTAGCGAAGATATATTCTTCTTTCGGTACTAACACGTACCGTTCACTTGTTTACTCCCTCGCCCTCTACGAGGGAAACAAGGCTTTAACCGAAATCCCTGTTGCCACGGAAGATTTGCAAGGGCAAAGTAACGTGAATCTCGTGGACGGTGGAAAAGAGGTGACGGTAACGGCAGGTGCAAGCAGTACTCATTCGCACACGGCGTTAGTTGTTCCTAAATTGAAGCCGAACACGGTATATCACCTGTCTTTCAACGCGTCGAATTTGGTAGGAAGCCCGGACAAGTACAGCGCGATACTTTATAACTATGAAAACTCGACACAATTTAACGACACGTTAAATAGTACTTCTGGTGGTATTATAATTACTAGAAACAACTTCACGGAAGGGGCGTACCATTTACTTCTTTATGCCGGTGCGGCAGGATCGACCAACGGAAATTCCGTCAAATTTACCGAGGTAATGCTTGTCGAGGGCTTCACCCCTCCTTCTTCTTACTCTCCATCCCCGGGGGACGTTCAGAAAGAGATCGAGCAATCCTCGACGATCACGAAGGATGACTTCGCGAAGGAAATGGGCTACGAGAGCTTTCAAGACATGGCCGATAAAGCGACAGGAAAGGGTGGAAAACTGGTTGTGGACGGGCTTTTGAACGCTAACTTGATAGACGTTGAAACGCTAGCCGCTAATAACGCTTTCATAAACAAGCTGTCTACGAACATCCTAACGGCCGGGTCAATCAAAGCCAGCATGCTCTCTGTCGCCGGGTTCACGTTCGAGGACAACAACATCTATTCCGGCAGCAAGTTCGGTGAAGGCGCTGGCGTGAACATCGTCTCTAACACCTCCGAGCGGGCGTTCAAGGCTTACAAGGACGAGAACAACTTTGTCAGCATGTTTTACAACAGAGACACTGATTGGGGGTTGAAAGGGGTTGTCGGGAGTAAAACGGTGTTCCAGCTAGGAAACTCTGATGGGGAAGGTACTTTTATAGGTCCGTTTAACTTCACTGAAACGCAGCTTGTTTCGTCAAGTGATGTTACTATCGGGGGAACGGTATACAAGCAAGGCTTCACGTTAGAAAATAACAGGCTATCGTTTCATCGTGCCGTGTCCAGCATTTATCAAAGAGGCATTCAAATGGGCGTTACGAATGGTACTAATTACGGTACGGACACGTTATTCGCGGTGGAAGGTGGTGACATATATCATCAAGGTACTGTTACCACACCTAGCGGGAGTAGTTACACTAGTCGTGCTTGTCGATTTTACGCCAGCGAGATAATTGCCCGTGGGCTTTTAGAATTAAAATCACAGCTTCGTTTTAACAATGGTGCGTATGAATCAGCGTACCCGTACTCGTGGAGTTACTCCAGCAACGGCACGATCCCGACAGCAGGTAGAAGGCTTGTTTACGTCTATGGAAACACGGGCGGTGATAACCCCTGCACGTTAGGCACGACTGGGGCCATAGATGGACAAGTAATAACGATCATAAATACTAATACAAGTCACCGGTTAAACATAACAGGTACGGCCAAAGGCAATCACTGGATACTTGAGGGGTGTTGTGGCACGTTCAGGTATTTGTCGGGTTTCGGATTGTGGTACCCAGAAAGATTCAGTTGGTAAAATTAAATATAAAAACAATGAAAAAAACTGTTAAGATCAATTTCAAGGAACTGAACCTCACCAGCCTTTCCGGTGAGGTTAAAGAGATGGATACAAGAGAAGCTATCGGGGAATTAATTTACTCAGGGACTAACGGCATAGGGTACAAGCTGCTGGCGGAGAAGATTTACAAGTCGGGTGGAGAGATCGAGCTAGACGAGAACGAGGTGAAATTACTTGTCCGGCTGCTTGACGGGGATTTCTTCACGAACAAGCTAACGGACGCTATCCGGGAGCACGTGAAATAAAAAGAGACCTTTCCCGTCACGGTACTAGGCCTCGGCAACAAGGTTCAGGAGAACCCGTGACAAATGTATAACTTAAATTTAATTATCATGAACAAGAAGCAAATTTTTTGGTTGATCGTGGCTATCGTGGTGGTGGCGTTGATCGTTTTAGTCAAGGTCGTGCCCGTGTGGGCGTCTTTGATAGGTAGTGTTTCACTCGCTTGCGGGGTTATCACCGGGTGGAGAGGCAAGATGTTTTACGACAAGTACATCAAATCGGAATAGTCATGGACGAGAGAAATGTAATAGGCGGTTTCGTGATGGCAATCATGAGTAACCTGTTTGATTTCATGGAGCCTTTGAAGTGGTTTCTATTGCTTGGGTTTATCTTGATCATGGTAGACCTTCGATTTGGTATAATGGCGGCCAAGACACGCGGGGAGGTAATACGTCCTTCGAGGGCCATCAGGAGAACCGCGAACAAGATTATTGATTACCTGTGCTGGATACTCGTAGCCGGGGCGATGGGGAAGGCTTTCGGGATACCTTTTGATGTTCCGGTTTTGCCTTCTATCGTTTTGCTCGTGGTTTACGGTTGCGAGATAAACAGTTGTTACGGGAATTTCTTCGAGGCTCACGGGAAGAAGATTAAAATCAATATTTTCAAATTATTCGCCAAGAAGGTGGATATAATAGAGGTAGAGGATGATAACAAGTAAGTATTTTTCGGAAGGTGAGTTCAGTTGTTGTTCTCCCTCGTGCTCGTTACAGGACATGGAACAAACGACGATGAATAGGTTGGATACGGCTAGAGAGATAGCCGGAATTCCGTTCGTTTTAACCTCGGCTTATCGTTCCCCGAAACATGATCGATCAAGGGGGCGATCTGGTTCAGGGGCACATACATTAGGACGGGCTGTTGATATAAAGTGTAACACGTCCCGGAATCGCTTTATTGTCGTGAACTCGCTTTTGAAAGCCGGTTTCAAGCGAATCGGTGTGGCGAAAACATTTATCCATGTTGACGACTCGGGAATCCACGATCAAGAAGTAATCTGGTTATATTGAAAACGGGAATCATGAACAAATTATTGTTTATCTTTTGCATGATCACGCTATTATCCTGCGGTAGTAAAAAGAAGTTTAACAAGATTGATTCGGTAGAGAATAGTAAATCTACCGAACAATTTTATGCGGAACTCTACCGGGAATCTCGTTTGCTTGAATTTCTTGACATCAAGTATCGTAAGGTCGAAACGAGAGACTCGGCTGGAAATGTGAGGATAGAAACGGAGACGGAGATAAGCAAGAAGACGGAAGAGAACAAGCGGGATACAACGAAGATCACGGGCACTTGGCAGGAGGCCGGGAAAAAGGTTGTGAATCAAGAATCGAGTGAAGAACGATCTGGGGTAATGAGGTCTTGGGTGTGGATCATGGGATTTATAGCCGTTATTGTGGTGGCATTGGTGATCGGTATTTATGTGGTAAAAAGTAGACCATTGGCATAAATGGTTCTCTTTTAATACTTCGTGACCTGTTTCCGGATACCTAGATTTTGTTAATTCTTTACTAATAACTGCCTTTTGTGTGAATTTGATTTTGTTTGCAATATATTTGCAATATACATCTTGTTGTATTGTAATTTATTGATTTTTAATTATATATTGTTGTTTGTTTTAGGTCTTCTAAGCCGTAGGTCTTGGGTTCGAATCCCAACCGGATCACTTTTGAAAATCA